AGCAACCACGCCTGCTTGACGATCAAGTTCTGTTAATATTGGCGTTGCAAAAGCTGCAAAACCAGCCATTGGATCTTGAGCTTTAGCTTTTTCTAATGCTAATGTCGATTGAACAAACCCAGAGTAATCTTGTGGTCTAAACGATGTTAATTGATCTTGTTTCTTTGCCATTATTCTTAAAGATTATATGATGGAAAACCACCGCCTACGTTAATTCCTGTACCGTTTTCTGGCCCGTATGGAATTTGCAGATCTTGAGGTCCAAAGTTAACGCCTGAGAAAGCAGGGTTCGCACCATAAGTAGGAGACATGTATGATGAGTCAAGTGTGTTTCCAGGTAAAGTTGATCCTGGCGCCATTGCTAAATTAGAAGTGCTTGGAGCCCCATCAAACATACCAGCGCTATAAGCTTGAAGTCCAGCAGAAGCTACTTGACCAATACCACCCATCATTTGTTGTTGGCCAGCCGCAAACTGTTGAGCTGCTATTCCAGCTTTGCCAGTTTCAATATTATAAAGATCCATATTTCTTTGCATCTCTTGCTGGTCGACAAGTTGCTCACCATATCTTTGTAAACCTTGTATTCTTGATTGTTCTTGTAGTTTAGCTTGCTCTCTGGCGGTTTCTTGTCTACTAATGTCAGCAGATATTCTTTGTGCTTGCACAGCGCCTGCTCTAGCCATTGATTGGGCTAACGCAGCAACACCTGCTCCACCAGCCGCACCTTGTAATCCTTGTAATATGTCAGCTTGCTGCTGCGCTAGTTGCTCTTTTTGAAACTCAGCCGCTTGAGTATTAACGCGCATATCTTCGTATACGTTTTCCATACCTTCGTATGGATTTTTATATTCGTATGATTTATATGCCTCTAAATATGGCGCAGCAGCTTCTTCAGCTTCTCTTTGAGCTCTAGCCGCTCTTTTTTTAGCCTTACTACCTTGGTACGCTTGAATCACCCCAAGACCTGCCGTTATCATCCAAGGGGCAAAAGGAATTTTCATCGGCGATGAACCTACATATTTTTGCTTCTTTTTCATATTATATTGTTATTTAATAATCACACTCTAGGGTGCTTATTTACTGCTTTCTACTACGTCTATACCTATACTAAATAGTTCTGCTGCATTAGTAGAATTATTAGTAAACTTTACTTCTGCATAGTACCCAAGTAGTGAGCTTAAGTTAACAGCATTATCTTTACTAAAAAATATAAAATCACTTGTCGTTGGTACAGTAACGTTATCTGGCGTGTCTACAACAACTGTAGTGCTTGTCTTTGATGTAACTGTCCCAAGTTTAACAATATCTCCAGACGATACATTAAAACCACCTGAAGTTGCTAAACTAACATAATAAATTGAATCTCCAACAGATAAAGATGAATTTATATTTTGACCAAATGTTATAGTAATATCTGCCATTAGCTTGAAACTTGATTAATCGTTATTGTATCGTTTGGTGTAGTACTAGAATTATTAGAATGAAATACTCCTAACACTATACTTCTTGTACTACCAGTTGAATTAGCGCTCACATCAAATTCTAATATACCATTGCCATCCACATTATTCGCAGAGTTAGTCCAACTAACATTAGCGTAAGGAATCCAAGTGATACCTGGCGTTGTTGTTATATCAATATCATATAAACCAGTTCCACTGTTGTATGCTAAAAATTGAGTGTTTGGTACAGAGGCGGCGCCCACCATATAATCATTATGATTTACATTTAACTGATAATCTGTTTCGCCAGCGCTACTCATTTCAATTTGACTTTGTACACCTTCAGTTGGTTCAAAGTTTGCATAAGGAATTGCAAGTTGATCTATATACAAAGTATCATTTGCCGTAGCATTTGGAAATCTATTATTTGGATGATATGCTTTTAGTACAAATGTTTTAGTTAAAGTTGTTTCATTAGCTAATACAGAGTAATTTATACTATAAGAACCGCCACCATTATCAACAATATTTTGTAAAATAATATATTCAGACAACTCATTATTAGGATCTTGCAAAATAACAGATGGTAGTGTCGATGTAATATTTGCTGCTGTTATATCGATAGTTCCACTAATTCCGTATTGATCTACAGAGATAAAGTTATCAGCATCGTCAAATGTAACGGTATCAGTTGCTGAATCGTAAGCCTCTTGAGTTATAGTAAGTGTATCTGTAATACCGGGATCTGCAGAATGCTCTAGTGTTATAGTACCAACTCTACTAGATCCAGTTGTATTTTGAAGAATAGACACCCTTCCAATGTATACAGTTGGATCTGATGTTGCATAAACAACAAACGGATTTAACCAAAGTTCACCACCATCATAAAATGTTGATAATGTTGGCGCGGCACCATTAGTATACAAATAAAAACTTTTTACAAATCCATAGGTTGTGCCATCGCTAAACAATGTTATAGGATCAAGCTCTATGTCTGGAGACACTGTTATTGAAGAGCTTCCATCTAAAGTTGTTAACTCAACATAGTTTACGCCACTTTGTGTTTGAGTAATAACTATTGTGTCATTAGGCGTTACAGAAGCATTATTTGCAGCAAACAAACTTATTGTAAAAGTTCTAGTACTTTCAGCGTTTGTCGTAAGGTTAACTTTAACATAAGAAGCTGTAACCGCTGTAATTGCAGCGTTAGTATCATCTGTTGATGTAGCAGTAAAACCTAAATAACTTACATTTGTTGAAAATGGCAATATAATTTCACTAGCGTCATAAGCGACAACAATATTATTTGAATTAAATACTGCGTAGCTAGATATTACCGTACCGCCTCCATATCCAACATTAATTTCATCAGAAAAATCAACGTCTTGAGTAGGGTTGTATTTAATTATAATAGTTTTGCTAATAATTAAGTCAAGACTATTTCTTTCAACAGTTTCACTTAGTATTTCAAAAGCATTTTGATTTTGAGCATTATCTGAAAAATTTACCGTTGGACCACTATTAAAGTAATATAGACCAGGTTTGGCTTGAAGTTTAACTTTGTATAAGTTTATAGGTATATTTTTAGGCGTAACACCTGTAACGCTATAAGTTTCAATTGTGCTTCCAGCTGTTGACACATCAGTTATTGTTGCTCCACTTTGTACATTACCTTGAGAATCATCTATAGATGGTACCAATGATGTTATGGTAACATCTTCTTTAGCTGTATCTCTATATATAGTTAATAGCGTATTATAATAAAAAGTATTTTCACTATATCCACCAGTATCACTGATATTGTATATTAGATCAGAAACTAGCGTTATTGCTTTCCAGTTAATTGTAGCTGTAACCGTGTTGTTTGCTGCGCCAGCAGTTCCATTATCAGCATAAGTAATAGAGTTTACATAAGTGTCAGCGCCTATCGCCGTAAAATTAGTTGCGGATATAGAATATCCTGGCTTTGGAGATATAATAAACGTATCTTCTTCGCCATTAGATTTGCTAGTAACATTATATTCAATAAACCCACTAGATTCCCAACCACTACTTACGGCGGTCATATTTACAGATATTTTATAACCAAATCCAGTTGTTGTTCCATCAACATTGGTAGGAGTGCCAATACCTTGAACAGAAATATTATGAGTGTCTAAATTATTTGAAGTTGTAACTCCCTCTTGCGGATTTGTGTAACTCGTAGCATTACCAAGTATATTGTTAAACCACTTACCTTCTTTATTTAAAAATTCAGCTACAATACCACTTTGCAAATCAGTTTGTATATAGTCTACATACCAACCATTTTGAGAAGATAAATTGTAATAATTGCTATCGCTCGTATTTTGATTTACTTTAGATTGTGTTCCTTCATAGTTTATAGTTGCAAAACTTTTAACTGAACTAGGATAGTCGTTTACAATAGGGGTAATAGACGAGTAGTATTGATTTCCATAAAAGTTATTTCTACTAACATTGTCACTGTTATGTAACCAAAAGTTTCCATTTTTTAATGTGTAATACTGGTTGTTTAAAGAAGCGCCTTGCTCTAATATAAAAGATTTGAAACTTGACCAACCATTAGTAGTTTCTGTAAAGCTAACAGTATAAACATCTTTTTTATAACTAGGATAAGTAATTTTATGTGCTGTAATATTATACTCTCCTTTGTCTTGATCAAAGCTACCAATTAATGATTTAGACTTTTTAAAAGTATCATTAAACCAATCTGCCATGCCATAATCAGATATAACTGTTATACCATCACCAGAAAGTCTTAATACAGCGCCTTTTGCTTTATCCACAAAATATATTCTATATTGATCTACAGCGAACGACTCTGGATTTGTGCTAATTCCGTAGTCCCCAGCAAATGATGAAAAAGCTCCAAGAACTTTATCACTAGTTGTTAATTGAGAATTACCATCAGCATTATATAATATATCTTTGTTAGCATATATTTTTAATACCTTTCTTTCGCAAAACGCTAATAAGTCTGTGTTTCTAGTATATAGTTTTTGTATACTTCCATGCTCTGGAGTTAATTGTTTAACAATATCATCAGCAATTAAAAATTCATTAAATCTATTTACGTTTGATTTTTCATTGTAAATTTGAGAGAATATTATATCGTTTTTCTTATGCTCTTGTTTGTAATCGTTAAATACTACATTGACATTAAATCCACTTTGTTTTCCAGTGGATGTATATGGGAATATTCTATTTGCATTAAAATCGTCGTTTATACAATCTGATTCAACGCCATTTCCAAATGATATACAGTTATACCAAGGTAATATTATAGGTATGCTAATGTTAAAGTTATCATAACTGTGCGTTATTGGCTTAAAGCTTAATATATTTGAATCTGTGCAGCTTTTTGCTAACGACAAAGACACTATACTGCCATCTTTATTTTCAAAACCAATTATAATTGTTCCGTTAACTGGTAAGTTTAATGAAACATTTTGATCAACAGTAACATGCGCTGAACTATAATAGTCCGCGTTGTCAATGCCATTAAAACTAAATGATTTCGCTCCAGTTAAGCCAGTTACAAATAAGTTTTGCTCGTCAATAATTTCTTTTAAAGAATCAATTGTATCTTGTCTATATGCTTGAGCGCCTTCTTCTACCCAAGCTGGATCCCACACGCTTATAAGTTTTAATTTAGCGCCTTTGTCTATATATTCAAACAGTGTGTTAGCGTCTAGCTTAACTGGATAAGCATTACCAAGTTCGTAGTATATATCTAAGTCTATTGTTTCTTTAGGCTGAACTTCAAATACAGCAGCATTAGGACTTGGCGCAATAGGAAAACTTGTTCCAAGAAAAGCATTTGTGTAAATATCTTTTGCTATTTTAACAAAAAATTTACCAACAACCTCAGATACGTTTTCAATTAATGGAGTTACACCATCAGAAGATATTGGATTTGAATTACTAATGTCTAGAACTTTCCATCTTTGAGCTGGTGTATTAGAAGCAAGATTTGTACCATGAACTTTTTTAGCGGCTATAAAGTCACCTTTCTTGACTTTATCAATATCATCTGAGTTAAACGAAAGCCATAGGTGCTGAGCTAAAGCGCTGGCATCATTGTTTAAATAAGCAGCAGATAAAGTTAAATTGTGATATATACCAGCATTTTCTTTGATAAAGAACTTATAGTGAGTTGCCCACCATGGCGCTTTATTAAGAACTTTTACTTGAATTTTATTTGAATTTTCTGAATATTGTTTAGAAATTGACAAAGCGCTATCATCATCTATTAATACTGTAGATTGTCTGTTATATCTATCTCTATATACTATACCTAGTTGATATTTTCTTTCTGTTTTAACAGATTGAGAACCATTAGTAATATTAAATGTTCCGTTATATTCTGGAGCGGCTGTGCATTTAAACGATCCTTCGGTTACTTGAACATCATGAGTTGAGTTTAACCAAGAGAAAGTATCAAGTGGAAGGTTGCTGTTAGACAAGGTATAAGTGTATTCATTTGTTCCATTAGAAATATTACCTTGTGGTAAAGTAGTATTATCAGTAGCGTCTTGTGCTACAATTTTCATATAAACTACTGTCCCTGCTGTTAAATATACAGTTTTATTAAATGTTAATAATTGTGGAGAATAACTTGGAATACTAATATCAAAATTATTTATAAAAAAGCCATCATTCTCATTCCCTGTTGGTAGAGGATTTCCTGCAAGACCATTAAAAGGTTGATTTGTAAACTGCTCAAAATATGATTCTTGAAAAGCTATACTAGCGTCTTCATCAAGTCCGCCAATTTGACCATAAGCTATAGTATCTCCAGTTCCATCATTAATTAAATCTAATCTAGCCCAAGGAAATATCCACATGTAATAGTCAATATTATTCACATTTTGAGCTACAATATGATTTAGCGCACTCCATTTACAACTAGCTTCAAAAGTATAGTTACCGGTAATAGGTGCTGTATACTTGTATGTTGTTGTATTATAATTATCGCCAATATCACCATCTATTGCTTCTACGCCACAGGGTAGTACCGTGTCATAAGTTTGTATTGGCTCTAATTGAGACGCTTCAAAAGTATTCTCTGAATTTACTAAAAGCTCACTATTAATATTTGTTGTAACAGCGTCGGTTAGTATTCTAGCCTTTACTGGTAATTTAGAACCATCAACTAAATCATAATTTTCAGTATAGTTACCAAGCATTAATCGAGATCCAGTAATTTCTTGAGCAACAGCTTTTAAAGGAACATTGTCTTGTAATCTTAAAAGTTGATCAGATGGTATTGTGCTACCAAAAACTTGAGAGTTTATTACCGTTTTACCTTTATGAAAACTTAAACTTTGAGTATCTGTCCATTCGTCATCAGATATTTTTAATCTTTTTATAACATATACATTACTAGAGTTTGTTTCTCTATATAGTAATTCAACGCCAACAATATCTCTTGGTTTATTATAAGGGATATAATCTGATACTTCAATTCTTTTTAAATCATTAACCATGCCGGTGTTAAAACCTGATATTGGGTCATAACCATATTTACCCGGAATAAATAAAGGTTTAGAGTATGGCGATATTACAGAGTATTCGTTATCATTATATTTATATCTATATGCGAAAGATACAAATTTATCTTCATATATATTTTGATTAATAAACAATCTAGCAATCCATACTTCGGCTGGCGTACTAGTTGTATAAGAAGAAGGAATATTTCTTATTTCAAATAAATATGTAGTACTATTAATAATTTCTAATAGTTGTAAGTCTACTTCAATACTAGAAGTAACTCCAGTCATTCTTATAACATCTCCAACTTTCCAATTAAGATTTCCAATACTAGTAGTTAACGTTAACGTATCTAATATGTTGTATAACACGCCGTTTGGAGATAAATCAAAAACTGTACCACTTTGATCATACAAATAAGAGGTTGTAATTCCATCTCTAGCAGAATTAAAACCTTGCACTGTGGGCGCTTTTGTTGGGGCAGGTTTAATTAATGTTATGTGAGATTTTTTAGCATGAGACATATTAACGTTTACACCGTCTTTTTGTATTATAAGTCTAGTGTGATGTTTAGTGGCTACAGAAGAGTCGTGACCGCTACCTGTTATTGAGTTGCTTATATTAATCTTTTTTGGTTCATCATAACCATCAGTAAAATATAATAAGTCATCTATAATATTAATACCAGTAATTATGTTTTTAGCTGGAGTATATTGAGCCGAAGAATTAACATTATCACCATTAACGTTTTTGTTATTTTGCTCAAGCTCTAAAGTTCCATCTCTAAAGTTTAATATTTTTTCATCAGTAAATCTTAATACTACACCTTCACTAATCATTGTTGAAGTGTAAATATTATTAACATTTAATACTGGAGTTATTTTTATTGTGCCGGTAGAAGCTCCAATTAAATTGGGCCAAGAAGCTTGTACAATTCTAACGTCATTGCTTTGTCCCCAAAGATCATTACCATCAATATCAATAGCTTGAACTCTCATGCCTTTTCTTAAGTATAAAGGCATATCCAATGGAAGTCCAGTTACTGTTGTACCGCTAAAAGCGTTAGCCTCTAGTCTAACCTCATACACATCACAAAATACAACTTCTTCTTTATATTCTTCAGTTAAATCATTTGCCGTTAGTCTAGTTATAGCGTCAGATTTAAAACCAGTGTATCTAGTTTTGCCAGAGTAAGTACCATTAGCTTCTAAGTCTGATGCTAGTTTAACAAAGTTATATATATGTGAATTAGTTTCATCAATATAAGAGCCAACTGATATTGCTGAGCTAGATAAAGTATAAGATTTAGTTCCTACTTGTTCATTGCCTTTTAAGTTTTGAGCTGAACCAACTTCAGAGCCTTCTGATGTCGAAATCTCTATGTTTAACGCATCTCTATATTCACCATTAGGAACTAACCTTTCATCAAGGTCTTTGTTCATTTTACCTTTCAGAAAATTTCTTTTTAACTCTGGCATGTAGATTAATGTTTAATTTGTTTAGACTTACCTCTTAGGATTTGAGTAATCTCTTCTAACTTAATGTTTGACAATCTTAGTTTAGCTTGTCTCTTTGTAGCTCTAGCTTCTTTTTTAAATCTTTGAACAATATATTCTGGCATATTAGCTCTAGTAGATATAATAGCATAAGCAATCTGCTTGTACATAGCTTCTTCAGCTAATTTATGCACTTGCATCTCAGCGTCTGTACCTAGACTGTCGCTGATATACTTTAATATAACTGTTTCTCCACTAAGATTAGAACTAAAATGAATGTTACCTTTTAATTCGTCGATGTAAAAATTACCATTTACTTGAGCAAACTGTGGATCTAAACCATATCTTTTTCCTTCAGCAGACCAATATATATTATCGTTATAATCAAAATCTGGTTGTGAGTTTTCTGCTGGTGTGTCAGATTTATAGTTCGCCCAAGCTGTTGATTCAGCATTTGTCAATAGATTACCACTGCCATCAAACGTATAGTCGTTATTAGCGTCTTGAGCAATTGAAGTAGGATTACTGCTTTTTGACATTGGATAAACAATGTGCTCAATTCCTCCGCCGTCAATCCATGTAACCTTAACGTAATTTACATAGTCTCTAGGCAAAGGCATAGTTAATGTAGCCGGCACTGTTATCTCTTGAGCTTTTGTTGATTTAAAAGTGTCAAACGATAATTCTGCTAAAGCTCTTTGTGCATGGAACGCAACGTCTGTCTTTTTTATTTTAGATATTAGTTTATCTTCGCCTACATAAAACACAATAAACTGATTGATAAGACTGTCTAAAGATATAAATTGGTAATTACCTAAATCACTACCTTCATAATATGATTGATCTGTTCCGTTAAGTAATCCCATTTATTTATATTTTTTGTTGTTGTATTTTTTTATCTTCTTCTCTACCAGTTATTGCAACTAATTGAGGTTTTTCCATAAGTATGCCAGCTAATTCTAATATTTCATTTACCAACGAAGTTTCTTCTGATGGATGCAACTCAAAGTCCGTCGAATTACTAGCATCGTATAAAGCTTGGCCAACGACTACGTTATAACCCCAAACAGCATCCGCTGGCTTTCTAATGTAATCTACAAACACACCAGAAGACAATTTAGTTTCATCATTACCACTTAAAGATATATATACAGATATTCCAACTGAATCTTGAATATAAACAGGTCTAGCTTCAGTAACAATTGGAAGATGCATTGTCTTATATTCAACATAATCTTTTTTACTAATTTTTTGAACAGAATATCTTGTTCTGTCTAAACTTGTTTCATGATAAATATCTATTATTTTGTATAAGTCTGTTGGTAATGTTGTGCCACTAGTCACTCCAGCTGCGTGAGTTTCAAATTCAGCAATTTTTTCTTCTAATAAAACCAACATATCGCCTACGCTGGTATCATTGCCGTGGAGTCTGCTGAATTGATTTAAGTCATAGAAATATTGCTCAAATATTTTCATCTGAGCTTGATTAGCTAGTAAGTTAAATTCTTGAGGCGTTATATAACCTCTTTGTTCCTTATTGGCAATAGCCAAAACTCTTTGATATACTGTATTTACACTTACTGCCATTTTATTTTCTTTTATTATGAAAGCTGGGCTACCTATCCGGTAACCCAACTATCATAAATAATCACTTATTTTAATCGCTTTTCAATACTACTGAAGACTTCCATGCCTTCGTCAGTTTTGAACCAAGCGGCTAAAGCAGAATATGGATGCTCGTCAAAAGGAATTGTCATAAGCTTTCTATTATTAGAACCCCATACAAAAGATCTTTGGTCATCGGTAATTTTAATAATATTAGCTTCAACAGCTTTAATACCTACATTTCTCAAGTTAACATTTTCATCATTAACAAGATCTAAGAATAAACTAGGATTTTTACGAGCAAATATCATCGTATCTCTTCTAAGCTCGCTAGAACTCATCTTAGATACCTTAGAACCTATCTCAGCTCGCATAACAGCTTCAGCTAGATCAATGTCAATAGTTTTTGCCATTGTCATAGCTTCTAATTCCATTTCTAGTATATCAATTTGATCTGCAGCTTCCTCTGCTGGTTTTGCCTCTTCATATCGCTTACCTAGGTCAGGGTGATATAACGAAAGTAATTTCTGTAAGGTTTGCTTTTGTTTTGGAACAATTAAAAAACCATTTTCAAAAGTTATATGCTCCAATCTAGCTTCTCCTTTCATTTCATCAACAAATACTGTTTGTTGATTTGTTGTATACTTAAGCTCACGCTCCATATTTTTTTCTTCGTCCCAATAGTAAATGCCAGTTGATTTAAGAGTTGCAGAAATTGGTTTATATCCTCCTAGAAGATAGTATGTTCTGTCTTTTATTTCCCAAGTTGGCTTGATCTCAGTCTTACTGGGCTGCTTGTAGCTTACTGAATTGTCTATTTCGTTTGTAGAATTTTCAGTAAATTGTTCTGTTTCAGTGTTTTTTGTTTGTTTTTTTGCCATGATATAATATAATAAAAAATTAATAAAAAAAGAGAGGAGGAATTAACCTCCCCTCTATTGAATATTAGTTGAACAACATAAAGTTGTTACCACCTTGAGTTACTAAACATCTTTCAGATAAGTAGTTTACTGTCATAACGTCTAAGTCGCTAGTAGCAGCACCTACTGAATCAGTGATCCATGTTTTCATTCTGCGAGACTCAGTTTGAGAAGCACGGTAACGAACGTGTAAGAACGGACGTTTCATGTTTTTCCCTAACATTTCATCGTATACAGAAGATACACCAGCTGGGATAATAACTCCTCTAACGTCGTTATATCCTAAGCTACCTCTTAAAGCACCATCATTAAGATATTTCCAGTCAGATTTGTAGAAGTCATAAGAACCTCTTCTAAATCCAGAAAAACCTAAATTTAACGCCATATCTTCAGAGTTATCAAACACTCCGTAAGATGTACCACCATCACCGTAAGAATTTTGAGCAGCTAACATATCGTCAATGTTAAGTGAAAGAGCTCTATTAGCAAAAATCATGTTTTCTTCGATAGCACCTTGAGCATCAAATTTCTTAAGGATTTCATCAAATGATCCTAAGTCTTCAGAAGCAACTGATCCTACGACACCAGTTGTAGTGTGTCCATAAGTTCTAATTGCATCAAATAAACCTTGAGTACCAGAACCATCAGCACCAAGATCGCTACCACCGATAGCTCCAGCGCCTGCTACAGAAAGCTTACCTTCAAGACATACCATTTCGCAGTAGTCAGTGAAACGAGCTCTAGTGTCACCTTCAGCTTTTAAATACCATAAGTAACCATTTTGTCCTTGCTCACCAGAAACTTCAATCCAACCAATAGCAGATGCATCAGAACCAGTTACTCTATAAGTATCTTTAATGATAGTCATTTTGTTGCTAAAACTTTTGAAAGATGGTTCAACAGCTGCGAAATCGTTGGTTCCGCCACCTAGACCCATGCCATTAGTTCCTTTGTTAAACTCAGAGCCATATACAAATAAACTAGCTGTATTACCAGTATCATCTGTATAAGTATCGAAGCCAGTAACAGCACCTACAGTAGCAGCCTCGTAAGGAAGAATTGTAGCTGTTGTTAAATCTGCTGCGATCGCAGATACATAACCTGGAATTACAGCTCCATTATCATCAGATAAAACAACTGTTGCTCCTAAACGGATAGCGTGTGTTCCTGAATCTGCAACTGTAAATACACCTGCGTCGGTTATAGTACCTGAATAAGATAAATGTAAACGACCTTGCTCAGACCACACAACGCGATCAGAAGCGCTAGCTTCTTCAGCACCTACTTGCGCTAAAAATCCTGAGATAGTTCTTTTACCATATCTTTCTACTTCTTGCTCGATTAATTCGGGTAAGTATTGTTGTGCCCAACCTAAAGTTGCGCTTGATGTGAAGTCTACGTAATTCGCCGATAACGCAGCCTTCGCTGGTGCTGGAACAGCATTTAAACTGCCTCCAGCTGTTGGGATTGCTATTGCCATAATTTCTAATTTTTTAAATTAATTATTTTCGTTTCATTTTAATTTTAAAATCATTAGAAGTTTCACCGCTTAACACTCTAAACTTAGTTCCGCCGACCTTTACTTCACCGTGATTTTGTCTCGGTTCCATATTTACGTTTTTACTTTTGGCGACACTGTCCTTGACAGCATCTGCTCGGCCTTGATCGTAAAAGTGTTTAGCTATAGCATCTGCGTTCATTGCTGTAAACAGGGATTTGTGGTAACCTTTAGCGTCTGACATCGTATTATCCTCAGCCAAAAACTTTTTGACAAAATTATTGATGTCGCTTTGAGTTGCCTTAACCTGATCAGCATTGTTCACATTAAATCTATATGTCTTATCTCCGACGTTATATTCAAAACCTTTGAACTTGTCGTTAAAAACCTGATCGGTTTTTTGTAAGAACGTAGATTTAGCTTTTTCTGCTAATTTGCTAGCTTCCTCTGATTCTTTGTTATATCGATTAAAGAAATCCATTGCCTTCTGCGCTTCTGGCGGAAGATTAGAACCAGCTTTAATCTGATCGTAATATTTAGACTTTTGCCCGTCTAAGTAGGCCTTCGCGCTTGCAACTTGCTCTTTTAGCGCTAGCTTTTTTCTTCTAATATCTTTTTCATCGTCTAACTCTTCGTCGTAGTTAAATGAATCTTCAATTAGAAAATCTATTTCATCAGCCGATAAATGCGGCTTTGTCATTCTATAATACTCTGTTAGAGCTGTCATGTTATCTAATTGAGAATAATCTTTATTTAGATTAACATAATCTTCTAACGTTCCACCAGTTTCTTCCATAAAGTCAACTAACTTTTGGATATTCTCTGGTAATGGTTTTCCTGTAGCTTGTGCCTCAACTATAGCTTCTTCAACTTTTTCAGTTATTTCTTCTACAGCTTCTTCAGTTTTACTGGTTATTTCTTCAAGAGCGGGTTGTTCATCTTGAATGGTCTCTTCCCCTTGTGGTACTTCTTCAACCACTTCTTGTACAGCTCCGGCTTGTTGATCTGTAGCCACGTCTGTTGTTTCTTGCTCTTTATCGGCATCTTCTACTTTTTCTTCTTTTTCACTAACTGGTGGTTTGCTAAGATCTAGCTTAACAACATTATCTTCCACCGACTTAGTTATCTTTTTCATATCAACTTTTACGACATTGTCGTCGTCTTTTTTAATTTTGCTCATAAAATAAAATATAAAATTAGTAATTATCTAGGTTCAAATCCACCTAGATTAAATCCACCAAGTATATCATTACCTGCAGATTCAAACTTTTTAGGTGGAGCACCTGTTCTTCTTTGTTCAATTAATTCACTTTGCTGTGAAGCTTGTATCTTTGTTCTCTCGTCCTTTCTATCTTCTTTTTGTTGCTCGCGAGTTTTTAAAGATTCAGTTTCCATAGCTTTTAATTGCATGTTCATTTGGAACTCAAGTTGCATTAACTGCTTTTTAAGCTCTGCATCAGCTTGCGTTTCTTGCATTTTTAATTGACTCTTTAGTTGCTCCATCTGAGCTTCCATCTGAGTTAATACTTGTTGCTTTTGAACTTCTGCTTGAGCAGCGACTTGCTGTGCCTCTGCATTGGCTTGAGCTTGAGCTTGTATATTTTGTTGAGCCATCATTTGATCTCGCTCTATTTTTTGTTTTCTTCTAACCTTTAACAATTGATTAGCAAGTCTAACGTTTTTAATTTCTCTAATATCGATAGCGTCTTCAAGATCGATGTTCTGCTGAGCTAACGCTACTTGAATATTATTTTCAAGCATAGCTTTTTCTTCTTCGTCTGGAGCTAATTCAATAAATATACCAAAGTCATATAAATGTAAATTACTCATTTCTTCAAGAGTAGCTACATTGTGAGTTCCAATAGCTTGAATAAACGCGTCTTTTGTTGGAGAGTATTCTATTATATCAGATATTCTTAGTGATAATTGCTCTGCTACATCCGCGGTTAAGAATAAACCAGCTTGAAGTATATGTCTTGTCGCGGTATTTGAGTTTGCTGCAGCAAGCTTTTGAACACCAACTAAAGCGTTTTTATCTGGCATGCTACCATCACGAGCTTCGTTTAATCCCGTTGTATCGCGGATCATTTGTAGATAATAGTTATAGGTTGTAATTAAACTTTGTAATTTTGCACCTCCATTACTATTTCTAATCTCTTGAATAGGCACACGACCAGGATTCATATCACCTTCAGCAGTCATTGATCGACCAATAACAGAACCTGTTTGGAAGAACATATTTAATGCTTCTTGTGGATTATAGTTTGTTCCGTTACCTAAATCGATTTCAGCTAAACCATCTGCATCAAGATAAACTCCATCAGGAACCATTCTTGACATTACTTGTTGTAGCTTCAAATGAGTTAATTGGATCATATCAGCAAAACCAGTGATGCGGCTAACTAATGATTCAATTTTACCATTGTACATTCTTGGAGCAACAATACTATAATTCATTTTAACTTTAGTGTAATCACTCTTTGGTCTCATCATATTTTTTGACAACTCCCATTTAAGAAGTTTCTCAGAACCCATAATCATAGCACCTTCGTATAATACTTCAACTTGTTTTTGAAGTCTCGTAAAGTTTACTTCCATATCAGATGGAGGATTAAAGGTATCATCTTTTTCTATGGCTTTTTCAGCACCAGTAGCAGTTTCTTTTACTTTATACACTTCGTTCATATAAGTTTTATAGTTGAAGTATAAAACAGAAACTTGATTATTGTCCTCTTGTCTTTCGTTACTATAATTAGGTGTAACGTATCTACCAAGATTTTGGGTGCTCATTTGCTTAATATCCTCTAGATCTTCTTCTGATAAATGAGGGAATTGTTTTACTAATTCGTTAATTGCAATAACTTTAACTTCACCAACATAATATACATCGTCAAAGTACGGTGAATCAGTATAAGAGTAAACTAAGTTAGCTGGATCAACATATTTTACCACAGCACCTTCAGATGTATTAAATTCAGTTTTTACAGCACCAATACCTAATACAGCAAGATCGTAATAAAATCTTTTCTTTGTGAGTTCATATCTACTACCGTCAAGCAAAGTATTAATAGCTTGCTCCTCTGCCATTTCTACAGCTTGCTTATAATCAAGTTGCATGTGTAAAGCTAATTCTTCTTCATCTTGTGGCAATGACGCTGGATCGTTAGCATATAGGTTAATACCAAAAGCTTCTTCAGCAAAGTTATTTATTTCTTGAGTACGCATATCATCTAATATAGACTGCATATACTCTGTTCTTTTTTGAACGCCAAAAGGATCTTGAGAATAAGCTTTTATATCATAGGTTCTTTCAGCAATACCATTAACCACAATATCTACAAACTTAGGTATAATAGGTACTGGCTTCCAGTCTAGGTTTAAGTAGCTTAAGTCACCATTTATAGATAACTCATCTTTATATTTTTGTATTGATTGCTCTCCTCTAGCGTAAAGTCTTAGTTTATGGAAATATTCTTGGTTGTTGTTATATCTATAGTTTCCGTAGCCATCATTGAACCATTCTTGTTCAATAGCTTTACCTACTTTTAAACCATAATCATAACTAACCTTTTCAATATCACTAACGACTTGACTTGGGAAATAACTTTTAATTAGCGAATCAGCCATATTTATTCTATTATTGATGATGTATAACCGTCGTTTCTATATCGAGCTATACTTATGTTCAGTTTATTTACTTTTTTATCTGCTACTGGTTTGTATAGGTTTCTATTGCAAGCCATAACTGCTAAACCGCTACTAATAGAAGCATCGTGTTTTGTTCTACTATTTATATTAAACTTTGCCCAATCATTTAAAGTTTCGTTAAAGTACATTGTACCATAAGTGCCATCGTTTAAAAGACCGACATGATCATTAATATACATTTCAATCGCAGCAGCGTGAGCTTGTTTAATATCTTCACTAGAGTTTGGCATACCACCTATTTCTTTTTCTGTGGTAGATAACTTGTTCCAAACTTTATCTGGTCTATTCATACTAAAGCCTCTATATCCTCTACGCTTAAAATGATATAATAATCTTGGTTTGTTATTTTCCGCTAGTATCGGCATACCATAAAATACGCATGCCATAAGTACATCTTCAAAAAATATCTCTGCGGTTTGTGGTCTTGCGATATATTCTAAAAAGAATGTATTCGCCGGGGCTGATTCCATACTAAACTTTGTTAGTCCATGAAGAGATCCGTTGGATCCTCTACCATCGACAGTACCGCTAATATCATAACTATCGCAGCCAAAAGCGCCAATATGCTCATTTCCCGGGTATTTAATTCCATTTTTAAGTATTACTCGGTTTTGTAGATTTCTATCTGGCACCCAACTAACTTTAAAACGTCCATTTGGATCTGGCGTAAATACAACTTGTGTATCTTTAACGCCGTTAACCCATTGAAATGAGCCAGTTGTAACTACGGAAGAGTTTCTATTACCTTCATTATAGTCTATTTGTTCGTATATTTTAGTTAGATTAAATAAACTATTTTTTGTTTCATCTCTAAACGCATGCTCTTCTGTTCTTGGGAACTGACGATAAAATTCATTTAAAGCGTCTTGATCATCTTTTAAACCGTCAACTTCGTTTTCCCAATGATCTACAACGCCTATATCTATTAATTCACCGTCTGGTCCATAAACATCTCGTTCTGGAGTAGTAAAGACAGGTCGTCCATACTCATCAATAAATCCTTCAAAGTTCCATTCCATTGGAATAAACAAAGCATATAAACCAGATTTTGTTTGACCATTTCTATTTCTTTTTGTTACATCACTATCGTGATATATTTTTTTATAATTATCTCCACCTTTGTCTAAAGCGTTACTGGTAGAACCCATCATACATTTACCGACTATTCTACTACCTAATCTTAGACAAGTTTTTGTTACTCGCCAGTTGTTTAATATATTGTCTGGCTTTTCCCATTTACCACTTTCATCATGAATTAGTAAATCAAGTTTTTCACCATCATAACTGTTATCTCCAGTATTTTTCCAGTCTATCGTCGTATCAAGACCAACAAGCTCTTCAGCTTTTTCTTTGGACGCAATTTTTCTACGAGTGAGTTTACTAGCTGGAACACGATAAGCCAACTCTGATTTGGGTCTATCCATACCATCTTGGATAGGCTTGAAGAAGAAAGGATAATTAATCGATATAGGCACGACTTTATCGGTAAACATTTTTTTAGCATCAGCTCCTGATTTAGATAATATACCAAATCTACTATCACTTGATAATGTGGCTAAATGAACTGTTTCTGCTGACGACATAAAAGAAAAACCACTACGTCTATTTTTAAGATAACACATGCCGTAACATCTAGCATCTGCCTTGCAAGCTTCCCAAAATATAAAGAATAATCTATTAGCTTCACGGAAGTCTGGAGCGCCAACATCTATCTTGCTCCACTGCAAATACATATAGTGACTACCTGTAATATATGTGGGTTCTCCACCATTATTAAACCAAAAGCCTTGATCTCTACGATTAAATTCTTCGTCAATGTAATCGTACCATTGTTCTTTTTGTTCTTCTGGATAATCTCTCCAGTCAAATATAGTTTTTAATTTAGATAATTCTTTTGGATATTCAAAGCGTTGCCATTTCTTTTTATCATTAGAATAAACTTCTTTTGGCGCTTTTGGTAAAGCAACTTTTAATCCTTGAATGTCATATATCTCACCAATTTGCCCTGTCTTAGAGATAACCACAATATCAGTTTCCTTGTCATAACCATATTTCCATTTTTTAGATTTGTTTAATCTAAGAATTGTGTTTTGCCTAACCGGCTCAATTATTTTATATAACGTTTGTTCGTACATTATTTAGATCTACCTTCAGCGAATCCTTTAAATACTCTGTCCTTTTTTTCTTCTGGTTCTTTACCTTCAAGTAGATTTTCTTCTTCTTGTATACGGTTAAGTATCTCAAAAGCATCAAATATAGCTAGCTTTTTAGTTGCAGCAGCATTTTTAAGTCTATCTGCAGAAACATCATCATCTGTATTAGTAATAATCTTTTCTTCAGCAACTTTAATTAATTCCTCAACTGCTTTGCGTCCAGCTCGGATTATATTCCTCTTCGTCTCCTTGATATTCATATTTAATTGTAATTTCTTTAGACATTACTCTATATAACCTTTCGTCATCTATAATAAACTCATATTCACTGTAAGGTGTAAAACCAATTAGATCGCCAACATCAACACTACCATCAGTATATTTAACTATACCTATTAGTGGTCTTTCTTTAGATTCGTCAAACATTTCAATAGATTTTAATGGTTTAACAAAACAATAACCTTTTAAACCTCTCCATTTAGAATCTTTAAATCGACTCCACTTTTGCGGGCGTTTATAAGCAAATATTTGATCTTCTTTTACAAAGTATTTGTCTTCTTCAAAATAACCTCTACTATTTTTTTCTTGACCTCTAATATTGTGCCATCTTCTAAAAACATTATGATGAACAATAACAATATCTCCAACTTGAAGTTGACAGTCAATACCTTTTGGCACAGCTAATATCTCTGCTTGTCGATTTACATATTGATGATTATATATTTCTGTATTGACAAGTAGTTCTTTGCCATCGACATCTACAGAGTTATTATATCTTTGACCAACAGGTTTTATGATATAATCAAATAAAGCTTGCATTAGTACTCTAGGTTATACTCGATTGATATAGCCATATTCTTATTAAAATCCTTCCAAGGTAATATGTCGTCCTTTTTTTGAATATAAATAGAATATTTATCTTCTTCTTCTATAATGTTACAAAT